CATCGCGCTTGGATCGTATTCTTTTTAAACTCTGTCATTTCAGGTCTCCAGGCTCCCACTCATGTTTTGGATCCGGTATATAGGACATTCTCAATCCGCTTCTCATACATTTCATACAGCTCATTAAAAACTCTATCCCATATACTTCCATCTTCTGGTCCTACTTCCGACCACGTGAATGCTTCTGCAAGGACAGAGATAGGACTTTTATCCAGCATCTCATAGAGATGTTCAAAGTCAAACTTTCTCTCCTAGTTTCTAATGATCCAGTCCTTAGCATATTTTGTCTCCTCTACTTTCTTGCTCTGCTCTTCTTGCAGCTTGTAGAGCGCTTCAACTAGTGGCTTTACAAAAGTTATATAGTCAGCATCTTCTATCATAGGTCCTCCGTCTTTTCGTCTGCTTTGACTTTCCAGCTCGCTTTTTCCTCAATGAGTTTTGTTAATTTATCAGCTAGTTTTTCGCGCTCTTTACTCGTTACCTTATCTTTTTCTTTGCTGTTAAACGTATTTAGTTCTGCAGCGTTATTTATCGCACAGCTGCATCCTGGCAAAGTAAAGTATGATCCTATATTATGAATCATGTTTAAGCATGTCCTTATTATTTTTCTCTTACTTTCAATATAATCACTCCTCGCTGCTCTACAGGCTAAAGTACTGATGGCGCAGCGCGTATGCAGCGATAGTTCTTCCTCTTTAAGCAACTCTAATTCGTCGATTATTTCTCTCGGAAAATCCGCTTCTTTTATTTTTTCTGTTGTCAAGTTAGCTGCGAATCGAAAAATGATGTCTTGTACGTTGGCCATTGCAAGCACAGTTCGTGTCGATGATACGTACTTTCCGTCTCCATCCGTTATAGCATCGTCGCCTAGTCTTACCTTACATAGTATAGGTCCTGGCGCTATGGTGAGTGCATCTAATAAGTTATCGCTTGCGTGTAATCCAGCTTCGCACAGCGTTGGTTTTTCATAGTAGGATACATAGCCGTGGAACTCTCTTCTAATCGGGAATTCTACAGTTAATGTTTCACCTACCCTAACTTCCCGCTTATCTCCATATCTAAGTTTTCTGTCCTCTCGAAGAAAGTGCCATAAGTAACTCATAGATCCTCCAACTCTTTTTGCATTTTCACCAGCGCAGCATCTACTTCTGGTTGTGGGTGCTCCTCGCGGTACTGAGCGATAGTTTTTCCAAAGTGCTCTTCGGCGCACTGCATGCAGTACCACTGGCCGCAATAAAGGCACTTGTAGGCATTGTGCATTCCTAAAGTCTTGCGGCATCCACAGCGTACAAACGGGCGTATGTGGTCTTGCGCTTGTTTTAGCTGCAAGTAAACAAATCGGATCTTGTCTTCAGGTTTGGAGAGATCGAATTCACGCTTCAAAGGGTTCATAGCCTTAGCCCTCTCTGTTTGCGCTACAGTAAATATCGCGCAGCTCTTCAAAGATATTAGTCCAAAACTTATCGCCGCCGTTCATTTCCCACTCAAATGCTTTTACAAGTATAATGTGCGGCTTTAACTCTAAACTTTCCGTGTTATCGGTGAATTCTTTCTCCAATGCATCAAAGTCAAATACATGCTCCCATACTTCGCCGATAAACGTGTGCGCTCTGAGTACTTCTATCGCCATAAGAAAATCTTTTTTATCGTCAAATCGCTTTCCTAAAACCTCTAAAGCGTTCATTAATGGCGCGACAAAAAATTCAAATCTTGCATCTAAGTCGGTCATCGCCTTAGCCTCTTTTCTTGTTTCGCATCAGTAGCGCGCATAGATAATCAAAGGCTGTGTCGAAGTCATCGAAATCATTTTCGATTATCTTATGAAACATAATGCAGATAGGCTTTAGATCTGCAGCAACGGCGTTTAGCATGTAAGCTCCGTTGCGTGGTCCACTTCTCTCTTTTTCTTTGGTCACCACTGCGCTGTAAAGTGCTTTTAAATGAGTTATATTTAACTTCGCTGGGTCCCTCTTAATCGCGTCCTTGTCCCAAAGTTGACCTAGCTTTGCTCCTACTGTCCCAGAATTAGAGTCTTGAGCCTCTGAATATGTAACCTGGTCAGGCGCTTTAGGGTCGTAAAAAATTACACTTTTTGATGGTATCAGGTGTGCATCTATGTTCGACGCATCTATCGTTAGTGGCTCTGCATTCGTTTTAAGATCAGCAATAGCATCCGATAGCGTACTTTCTGACAGTGGTGAGTGTGCGGTAGGCGTCGGCGTTGTCTCCATGCGAAGCACAAAAAGTGCGTCGAAGATGTCAGACCAAAAGTCCTCCTCATGCCCGCTATGCTCCCATGAGAATGCATCAGCTAAAATGTCATCGGCTGTCATGTTGCCGCCTAAGTGTTTGCGTGTTCTATCTAGTGCGCGGAAGTCGAAGTTCTCATACCAGTTATTGCTGATCCATGCTGCGGCTTCTGCTACCTTATCTGCTCCTGTCAAATCCTGTTTTTTGGTTTGATGTTTCCTCAATTCATCAAGCGCATCCAGTAGCGGCTTTACATATTCGCTGTATATCTCTTTTTTAATCATTTGTGGGATCCTCAATTACATATTTATTTTAGCGGGAGGCGCGCAGACTTCTTTATATGTGCGCACCATGTTGAAGTACTTTTTAATTATCTCGTTTCTCTCCTCGACTTCGCAGATAAGAAAGAAAATCGGAACTAGCATCAAAAGAACTCCCAGCAAGTACGCCGCCAGAACTTTTTTATCGATGACTACCAATAATTTCTCCATGTTTAGCACTCTTGTTTAACTTATATTTTTATCTGACAGTAACTTCTTTCGTCGCTTAATCTTGTCGATACTGTCACATAGCTACCATTACGTAGTGGTTCTGGGTTGTTAGAGATAGGCCGACAATCCTCTCTTTGATCCTTAAGAAGACTTTCGCACTCAGCGCATTTATCGCCTACATAAAACAATCTCTCTCCGCAGCTCTGGCATATCTTCATTTGCCTTCTACCAACTCTTTTTCGGCCTCATTGGCAAGGTATGCGGCAAGCCTCCTGCGCTCCTGACCGTAGACGCCTTTGAACATTGTATTGTTTGCAGATGCGTTATCGAACGCTTCCTTGGGACTAAAAAACCAACCGTTTGTTACTGGGAACGGATAATCTCCGCTGAACCTGTCGTACTTATTCATAACATTTGTGTAGCAGCTGAATAGACGATCTAAATCAACTCCAAACTTTTTTCGTAAGTTCCCGCATAGCCCCTCTGAGTGATCGAGTGGTTCGCCGCCGTTGGCTAGGTGGCGGAGGAACTTTATCATGCGTAGCCTATTTTCTGATGTTAGGTAAGCCATTATTTTCCTCCAGTGTGCAAGGTATGGTGGTCTCCGTCCACTGCGCGCGCTTCAACGTCGCACTGCAGCCGTCCCTGGCTACGCCTCAGGTGCGCTTACGCCGCATCCGCCATCTCAAGGGCTGTTTCGAAGGCACGCTGCTTTGTTGCCGCACCACGTCCAAACCACGCGCTGTCAAGGCGTCCTCCCTTTTTGGCTGCCTTGGCGTGGTGGTCATAGTACTCTGTGACAGCGTTCACAAGCCCCCAATACGTCTGGTTCGCAGAGCGCAGCTCTTGTCCCATACCTCCTGCAAACAGCGATATGATCTTCTTGTACGTAGGCGGAAGCACGACGCGCCCGGCTTTCACCACAGGCTGTGTGCTGTCAGGCAGTACCTGGCGCAGATACTCTACCACCTCGACCTCGCCCACACGCTTTTCCGCCAAGTGATTGACCTGCTCTTCGAAATTACCCCACGCGTCACCGTAGATGCCCAGCTGATACTTTACCTGATTCTCGTCAAACCGGGCTTTGTGAGCGATGCTTATCTTATTTGATCTATTGTTGCTCAAAGATAGTGACAGCGTATTCTGGCAGACCACCCGGACTGAGGTGAACTGAGCGGTAGTAGCCATCGTGCCGTCAAATGAGGTGGCGAGGAGAAGGTAACCATCTACCTGGTCCTGCCCCTTAATGCGCATCGTGTTGGGCGTCTTTGCCAGCGCCCAGATCCTGGCGCCACCTGCCAAACACCCGGCCGTCTCCATCTGAAAATCCAGGCTGTCAGTAAGGTCGCGGTAGAACTCCATAACCTCTTTCGGCTGAACGATCTGGTACCGGGTGGATACCAGACCCAGCGGCTCTTGGGTGTCGCTGCGCACCAAGGCCCAGCGATCTTTGATTGGAGTGGGGACATTACGGCCCTCTGCAGTGCGCGTGCTGAAATAGGCTTGGCGGCGATCAGCGACCCAGTCCAGGCCCGCCGCGACTCGCCATTGGTCCAGTGTGTCCGAAGGAAGTAGGCGGGTGCCCAGACCGTGCCACGGGGTCTTGCCTGCGAATGCGATGTCTTTTGAGCTGCGGAGTTCGTGTGCCATTCTGTGTATCCTCATGTGTGATGGTTGTTTTCTTATCATGTGCTGTGTTTTTCAGCATGGTTTTTACTTTACGCCTCCACAAATCATTTGTCCACCGTATTTTCCAAAAAATTTGATGCGTTTTCTGACGAACGGTTGTCCCAGCTGTCCCGCGCAGGACACGACGATGTGTCCCGGCTTAATGCTCTGTGTCCCGGCTGTATGATTGGAGCCGGGACAGCTACACACTACGTGTGACATGGGCTGCGGCGTTTGTGTCCCGGCTCTAGGTGCTAAGAGCGAAGTTTGAAATGATTGAAACTTAAAATTTTAGCTGTATAAATAATGAACTCGATATTTGTTTAAAACCTCATAAAAAGCGACAAAAGCAACATATAAACTATGTGCTGATTTTTGCAGCATCCGTGCTGTGTGGAGGTAGGATTATCTTATAAATCAATGACTTACTATTTCTAGTGTCCCAGCTAGCCGGGACAAAACCGAGAGCCGGGACAGAGCCGGGACAGCTGTAAGTTGTTGATTCCGTTGGGCTTTACTACTCTCTGTCCCACTGTCCCAGTAGTAGTAGTAGTAGTAGTAGTTTAGTAAAAGGGAAGAGGGTGACAAGGGTAAGGTAATATTAAGGCTAGGGAGTATGGGAAACATCCGGGACGCCGGGACAATGGAGTAAAAAACGCGAAAAAGTTTAGGAAAATCAATAGGATGCAGCTGTCCCGGCTCTGTCCCACAGTCTGTCCCAGCTCTATGTGACTAAAAGAGCCGGGACAGTGTGAGTTAGAGCCCGAAAACAGCTGAAAGGCAGGAATTTCGGGGTATTGACCACAAATAACAGTGCCGGAGGGTATTGTCAACTGGGGGTGATGGAGGTATGGTTGGCGGTGCCTGTTGCACACTGGGCTCGGCTTGGGGGATTACTCCCCCGGTCGGGTTTTACTTCTCTTGTGGATCGAAAGTCAGAGTTCTGAGGCGGGCTTTTAAGAGCACAGCAGTATCCTCGGCATCCTCGTGAGTTTGTATCAGAGGCACTGAAAATCCCGCGGCGTGCTTATGACCTCCACCACCAAACTTAGCAGCTACCGCGGAAACATCCTCTCCACCCTCCTTAGAACGCAGTGAGTAGATTTTAGAGGTCTCAGTGTAGAACACCGCTGCTGCAAACGGAAAGCCCTCAGATAGTTCTCCTACGACGTCTGAGACGAGTATCCCGCGTAGGTTGACAATAGGAACTCGAAACCCGGTGATAGTCTCAAACCAATACTGTTTTTTAGCTATCTCAATTTGCTGGCGCTGGTAGCGGAGGATAGCAGCACCCTCAACTGCCAGCTCGTCCACGTCAAAATTTGACCAAAGTTCAAAATCAAAAGGATAGGATTGGATTGCTGCCGATACCTCCCTGGAGGAAGGAAGTTTCCACTTCCACAAATCTCGGTCCTGAACATATTTGAGTAGTAGGGGAACTAGGTGAGAGTGGAAATACTCCCAAGTAAGAACAGCGCCTGATCTAGTCATATCGAAAATTCCGTTAATTTTCGGGAGGTCGAAAATGCCCTCCAAATCTTCCTGAGCAGTTTTATGATGATCGATGATTGTGACTGACCTGGCAGTATCGGCCATTGAGAGAAGAACATCGCGCTTAAAACTAAAATCAACGATTAAAACCTCTTTACCCACCACATCAGGAGGCTCATCACCATATTGAACAGGTATGTAATCAACTTTATCCTGATAAACACACCACACAGCGTAGGCAGCGCCGAAACCATCAGCGCAATTTTTGTGGTATAGACATACAATATCGTTGCTCATAAATAATATTCCTTAGTTGGATTGAGGATCGCCGACAATAATTTCACTTGTAGGAAAATGCCGCTCTACATGAGCAATAACAACATCGGAAGGAGTTGTCAGCTCATAAGGTGTAGCTAGATTATGGGAGCGAAAACGCCTGACGGCAAACGGATCAATAGTACCATCGGATAAATAAAAACTTATAAACCAGCCATTTAAGCCTTTGCGTATATAAATAACTTCGCGAAGCTCTTTGACTTCCGGTACTGGTATTATAGGCTGGAAAATTGCGTTAAATACTCGCTCGTTTATGTAACATGAGTGATGCTTATTTTCTAAGTAAACAGTCATATGACCATCAAATCTATCGATTATGTATGCGCGTTTACTTGCGTCTGACTTTAGGTGATGGGTGTACATTGTTTTGATCTCCGTTTGTGGGCTCCGTCCTTGGAGTTAAGGTTATTTTCGTGGATTATAATCCGCTGGCACGGATATAGTGACAACAGCAAGAAACTTAGAGTTATCAACGGTTACGTTTTGAGGAAGATCATCTAAACGGAAATAACCCTTAGTTATACCTATGCTCTTTAAGTATCGACCTAAAATACCAGTAAAAAAGTCTGAGTTAGCATAGCTACTAAAATATGAGTGGCAGCGAAAAGCGCTCATATCGCAGTGACGCTTGCCAAGTGACTTCGGAATCTCGATAAACTCAAATGTTTTTGACTCATCGGTGTAATGGCAGGTCTTAACCTTAGCTTTAAATTTTATTGTTGGGATGCGCATATCTAAGATCTCCGTTTGTGTGTTTGATATCACCGCTGCTCATAAGATCTACGAATCACCTTCCCGGAACCTCCGTCAATTAAATACCTAAGGTAACCTCCGTTTGTAGATGCCTCAGTGTAAGACTCACACATATTTGTAGACGCGGAAAAACCAGAAATAGAAAAAGGAACTAATACTTCCAGGCCGTCTTCGAATATGTAAATATGACCAGTTTTTGATGCTCTTATAGTGTCAGTGTAAGACATAGTTTTATGATCCGTTTGTGGGCTCCGTCCTTGGAGTTAAGGTTTAACCGATGTTTTGAGTTAAGATAATAATTGGTACAACTACAGTTAAAATAATCACTGGTGCAATAACAATAACACCAAAAATAAACTCAAAAGCTTTATCTACCACTTCTAATACTTCTAATACTTTGTCGCTACTCATTTGACCCTCACTTGTGTGCTTAATTATTTAGCATGTGATTAATTTACTAGCACTGATTATCTAAGTCAAGCACTGAACTCAAAAAACTTTATATTACGATTTGCTAATATAAGGCATTAGATAGCATTTTGTTGTCTAAGCGACACGGATCTGATAAAACCGGGTCAATCGAACGTGTAAACTCATAGACCCCCATATGACGGACATAGATCAAAGCACAGGCGCGTTGACGCCGTTTCTCAGCAACCTACTGCAAGTTATCGCAACGCGCGGCTGCTCGATAAGCGAAGCTGCGATAGAGCTGGGAACGTCGAACGTCGCAGCACATAACGCGATGTACAAGGGTATTAATGATCATGGTGTTGACGAGCTGATACGTCGACATCCGGGTGCTGCGCCCACAGTTTTAGCGGTTCATGAAAAGAAAAAATCGAAGCGCGGCAATGTTTCGCGCCCGGCTGTAAGCGCTGCGCATCCCGCTGAAATAGATCCGCACGCGGACTTGCTGCCTACGCTCAAAGAAAAGCTGGCATTAACAATTAGCTACATTGATAGGTATAACGTCAGTAACGCCAAACTGAGCGAGTTGAACTCTATCATCAAGACTCTGTTTGACATGTCGCAAGTGCTGCAGGGTAAGCCAACGTCGATCTCATCGAGCGAAAATACCAAGGCACTATCGTCGCTCGTGCCAGCGTTGATGCGCGAGATACAAAGGCGCGGCATGATAGACGTGAAGGGCGAAGTGATCGAAGTGGTAGACGCGAAGCCACGCAAGACACGCAGCGACAAAGGTGTGCCGAAGCGAGGCGCTGGGATCGAGGCGCTGGGTAGCCAGGCACACCCCCCTGGGGGTTCTGGGTCGGGTCCCGTCCAGCCTAGTGCCCAAAGCGAATTTTCAAAATTATTAGAGGATTTTTAAGAATGATTATCGTTTTCATTCGCACATCAACGACGACCCTCGATCACAGCACTGAGATCCTACCCCTCCAAAAATCTCCGCAGGTAACGACAAGCGACGAACTTCTCAGCGCCCAGCGCGAAGCTTTCCCCCTCATCGAAACTACACTGCAAGGATTTTAAAAATGCCTTTATTCGACAACCGATACATCTTAAAAAGCTTCAATGATCTTGTTGAAACTCTCGCCCGCATTGTGCATGAAGTTAACCGCGCCTACTGTGAGTCTCAAGGCGATAAGTCGCAAAAAGAGTGGAAGCTTGCACCGTCCTGGCAAAAAGACTCAGCGCGGCAAAATGTTATTCTCCACCTCACAACGGACTCAGGTCCTGAAGCCTCGCACGAAGCGTGGGTAGAGAAAAAAGTAAGAGATGGTTGGATGTATGGTCCGAAAAAAGATGAGAAGCTAAAAACGCATCCTTGTATGGTACCGTTCAAAGAACTGCCTCCCGCCCAGCAAGCGAAGGATTACATTCTCCGCGCCGTCGTTCATGCAATCACAGCACAAGAGGAGATAAGTCCATGCAGTTAAAAACAGGTGTAAGACCAACAGGTCTCCGTCCGGAATTACTTTTAGCGCTTATTGTCGCTGCAGAGGTGTGGAAAAGTCTGGATGAGGAGTTGGTTGTGACCTCGCTCGATGACGGCAGGCACAGCGCTACGTCGCTTCATTATGATGGACGCGCAGCCGATCTTCGCACCAACTACTTCACAGATGAAGAAAAGCAGCACGCAGCCGCAAAGCTACGCTCAGCGCTTGGCTCTAACCCAGACTATGATGTCGTCGTTGAGAGCGATCACATCCATCTGGAGTACCAACCAAAGAGGCGGGATGCATGAAAGTCATAGGTATAGAGCAGAAGTTCCCTGCAGCTGATGTTGTAAAAACGCTGCGAAGAATTGCTGACGACGCGGAGAAAGGGGACTTTGGTCCAATCGCATCCGGGGTTGTTTGCCTGGAAGTGCCGGATGATATTGAGGTTTTCTTGCTTGGAAACAGAGACCCGGATCGCAGTGTAAAAGACACGGTATACTCACTGTCTCGTGCACTCCAGCGCGTGACATCCCACAAAAAATCAGAGATTGATAACGCAGGATAACGATATGACACAGTTTTACATAGGTTGCAAACAAGTCATGGCTTGGGATGGAAGCGATGGAACTAAGGCTGTCAAGTACGAAGACGGTCAAATAGCTCAATCGCCACTAGGCCCGTATGCATTCGATAAGGCTTACCTACCGATGGGCGAAGATGCCGACGGAAGTACAGTAACGCCGGAGATGGTGGAGGATTTTATTGTAGATTATGAAGTTCATAAGATTGGCGATAAAACAACACTTGTCAGTGCAGTGCTGCGCAACGGTTTTGTCATCAACGAAACATCATCATGTGTAGACCCTACAAATTATGATGAAGAGCTAGGCAAAAATATCTGCTTGAATCGCATAGAAAATAAGGTGTGGGAGCTACTTGGATTTATGCTGCAGTGGGCGCGCAACGGCCTTACGCCTAAAAATTAAGAGGTGATCTATGACGGTTATTGCATGGGACGGTAAAACGCTCGCAGCAGATAAATTAGCCAGTCGATATGGGACATGTATCACAACGACAAAGATATGGCGTGTAGGTGACATCCTTGTAGGCGGTGCAGGTCCAATGGATGCTATAGCGGAGATGAAGCATTGGATCATATCTGGAAGAGATCCGCTTAAGTTTCCATGCTGTCAGAAAGATGAAGAAAGAGCGACAATCGTCGTTATCGAAAGGTGTGCGATTATTGAGTATAACCGAAGTCCTCACTACACCGTTTACGAAGATCCGTTCTATGCAATAGGTACAGGAAGAGAATTTGCCATCGCCGCTATGGCATGTGGAAAAACAGCAGAGCAAGCCGTTGAGATAGCTTGTCAGTACGATGCTGATTGCGGCAATGGTATTGACACACTAAAGTGGGAGTGATCTATGTCTGTCCTCGGAAAAATAGCCTCAAGCCTGATAGGAAGTACCGCTGACCCAGTCAGTGCTGTAGGCAATGTCCTTGATGAACTCTTTACCAGCGATGATGAAAGGCTTGATAAGAAGATCATTTTAGAGCGTCTGCGACAGAAGCCGGGCATTGCACAGGTAGAGTTAAATAAGGTCGAAGCGCAGCACAGGTCATTATTCGTGGCCGGCTGGCGTCCGTTCATTGGGTGGATCTGCGCTACGGGTCTTGGCTTTACGTTTTTGATCAACCCCTGCATTCAATGGGCAACCGGCAAGCCAGGTCCGGCGCTCGCCACGGACGTAATGATGGAGCTGGTTTTGGCGCTACTCGGGCTGGGAACGCTTCGGACTGTAGAGAAACTCTCAGGATCAGCTAAGTGATCGAGCCAACAGAGTACAAATTGGGTGAGGTAACTTTTTCCGAAGAGGAAAAGACAAAAGTTCTTACCTGCGGGAACTGTGAGAATATGACCTTCTTCATTGCGGAAAACGGTGCTGTGGCATGTGAGCAGTGTCGTTACTTGATGGTTCCGGCGCCATGGGATGAAGAGTATGGACTTCTCTAAAATCGACCCTGACAATCTACAGCGGCTCTCGAACACCGAGTTACTGCGGCTGCTGGACGAAGTTGTTACAGTTCAAGCCGAAGATGCCAAAGAGAACCAAATCGCTTATTACAAGCCGGTGTCGCCGACGGCAGAGTCGATACACATCAACACCGAGGCAATCACCATCGGCATCGGCGGTGGGAACGGGTCATCAAAAACTGAGACCAGCTTCGCTGAAATGGTCATGTGTGCGACCGGCATCTTCCCGGAGTGGATCTATGAGAAGTTGACTGAAGAGCAGATCCGGGCGAAGGCTATGGGGCCGATGAAGTGCCGGATCATCCTGGCCAACTTCAAATCCCAGCTCAGCCCAATGATGAAGAAGTTCCAGTGGTGGGAGTGGACAGGGGTGCTACCAGCTGGTGGAGACCGGGGGCACTGGGGGTGGATACCACGCAAGTGCCTGGTCAATGGCGAGTGGGATAAATCCTGGTCAGCGCAGTGGTCAACACTTGAATTTTACGCCTATGATCCGTTCGACAAAGACAAGATTGTCGGAAAATCCCAGATTCAGTTTATGTCCAAAGAGATGGATAAACTGGCCATGGCCGGTGTTGATTTGCAGTTCGCCGTAATGGATGAGCCCAGTACGCTGTCTGTTTACCGGGAAACCCAAGCCCGCCTCATGCGGGGCAACGGTCGTCTGTTTCTCCCGATGACCTGGGACGACGATGCCGGCGTGGACGTTGACTGGATATTCGAGGAGGTTTTTGATCCAGGGCAAGACCCGGATACTGCCGACGTGGCGTGGTATGTGATGTCCAGCTTCGACAACCCACACTTGCCGCAAGACAGGGTTGCCAAGCGCGCCGCGCAGATGTCGGAGGAAGAAAAGCGGATCCGCATCGACGGCGATAACCTACGGTTTTCCACCCGTATCCACGGGTTATTCACAGATGTATCCAAGATTTGGTGCTTTGAGTGCCAGGAAGAGTCACATATCATCCACAACAGCTTAAATTCACCGCAATGCGCGCGGTGCGATGGTATTGATATTGAGCCCTACAACCATGTAAAAGAGTTCGACCCAAACCCATCCTGGCCGACAGTCTTTATCCTCGACCCTCACCCTCGCAAACCTCACATGTACCAATGGGTGATGGTAGACCCGAACGATGATCTGTGGCAGATTGCCGATGGTCAGCTGGCGAAGGAGCCTTACTGCGTAGCGGAGGACATCGCGGCGGTGGAGGATATGTATCACCTCCATATAGCCAGTCGCTTAATTGATCCAAATATGGGCAAATCAGTCAGCGGCATTAAACGGTCGGTTACCTGGCAGGATGAGTTCGAAGCTGTGGGTGTGAAGTGTGATTTGGCCGATGATTCCCGCGTGGGCATAACCCGGGTCAATGAGTATCTAAAGCCAGACCCGTACTTGCGTCAACCAAGATTGCATATCCATCCAAGGTGCCGCGATACCATATCACAGCTGAAAAAGTATGCCTGGGACAACTTCAAGTATGATCAGGGTCGGGACCAAAAGCAGCTTCCAAAGCCCAAGCACGATGATTACCCAGGCAATCTCCGGTACCTGGTTAACTCGGAACCTACATTTCGGGGACTGACATTCGGCGCACCGACGATAAACACCCGGGTGCGTAAAAACAAACAGGAGGGCCGACGCCATGGCCGTCGTTATTAAGTGTGATGGATGTTCTGCGACAACGAAAGATGAGTCTGAGTTCTTCAAGTTAGGCGCTATCGTTGAGCGTATTTATTGTGAAGACTGTGCAAAAGTAATGGTGGAGTATGAGAGAGAGCTAAGAAAGCGCAAGGAAGAACTCAGAGAAGAGCATATAAAAGAGATAAATAAAGTGCGTTACAAATACAGTCAAATTTTGGAGCTGCTACCAGATGTCTCTTGAAGATAAATTAAATAAAGCTGGGTACTGCATTATCTGCGATGAGCAGATATTCGAAGCACAGAGCTTATATCCAATAGGACACCCATGGCAGAGTAGGTTGCGGACGGCTGGTGGTCCGATGAGTAATTGCCGCGCAGTAAATATAGGTCTGTTAGATGGATCATTTACAGCGGTGACGGCCTGTGATAAGTGCGTAGATAAAGTCGAAACCTGGGACTTAGAAGAGATCCATGAAGTACTGATAAACTCATGGAAGTATGAGCAATCAGAGGAGTATAGGCAGTTAATAGGATCAAGGCCGCTCACACAAAAGCAAAAAGAGCGGCAGGAAAGGTGGTTACTAAAGCAAGTTGATAATACGCTTGTAGAGGTGATTGGCGTAGTAGATATGATCAACCTTTACAAAGTACTCGCAGAATTCAAAGGCAAATAACATGGCAGAGCGCCTAGATTTTCATATTAAAGAAGCCTTGGACGAAGCAGGCGTTAAACGCCGCCGCCCGAGGAGATCGACACTGAGAATTAATCGCCAGGAGATCTTCGAAAGAGTAGAAAACTTTTACACGATGGACGAAACAGATCGCGCGGACTTCATCGAAGATAGACTTCAGCGATATGCGAAGTATCGAATGTGGTATGAGCGCATGGACTTACCGTGGTCTGAAGCCAGTGATATTCCGATGCCGGATATGATGACGGATTCTTTGCGGATGCAGGATACGCTGCACAACGCTGTAATGTCGCAGACACCGCCGATAGGCTCTAAAGCGCTGAATAAAGATGACAAGGAAAAAGAAGAGACTGTTGATAACCTCTTACACCATCAAATGTTTAACGACAATGATGGAGATACAATGATAGGAGAGATCGCGGAGAACTTTGTAAATGACGGTTACTTTGTTGTCTATAACCCCTGGGTCAAGCAGAAATCCAAGATCGTCGAGACGCGCACTCATGATCCGATACCGGATGAATTGCTGCCGCGACAATACTTTGAGCAGCTGTTGAAATTTGAGTTCGCCCAGCGCGCCGCAACGGCCACGGAGATAGACCAGGATGGCTGGGACTGGGAGCTTCCAGAGGTAGATGAGCAGCCTACAAAGGTACGGTTTTACACAACCGAAAAAGACAAGGTTGAGATGGTCATTGAGAAGATTGAAGAAGTATTCAACGGCCCAAAGCCGATGGTCATGGATGTTGATGATGTTCTCTTCCCGTGGCGAGCATCAAATCTGCAGCCTCCAGGGCCGTCGAATCCGAATGGAGCCTCACATGTTATTTTGCGAGACTTTCCGACGATAGATGAAATTGCCCAGTTACAAAAACGCGGGTATTACAATCTCATATCGAAAAAGCAGGTTGAAGACATAAAGCTTCACAACCGGAAGACGACCTATGAGCGTCCGAAAACACAGAAGGACGATTTTCAAGGCACCTATGATACAGATAGACACAAGAATTCTGACGCCCCGTCGCATAACAGATTAACCCGTCTTATCTGCTTCGATCGCTACGATATAGACGGTGATGGACTGGATGAGGATGTCATTTTCTGGGTTCTTTGTGAGCCTAAGTTAGCGCTTAAGGTGATGCTGCTAACGGATGTATTTCCCTCTAACCCGCCTATGCGACCCTTGGTTACGGAGTCATTCATACCGGTGAAGGGGCGGGTTATTGGCATCAGTTTGCTGGAGATGATGGAAGGACTGCACGATGCCACAAAAGAGCTGGTGGACCAAACTATCGACAGTGGCACGCTATCAAGCAGCCCCTTTTTCTTTTACAAGCCAGCATCAACGCTTAATCCCGAGATCATCACCATGAACCCTGGAGAGGGTATCCCCATCGGCATGCCGAAAGAGGACATCTACTTTCCGCAGCTCAACACAAATGGGCAGACCTTCGGCATCAACATGATGACTATCCTCGGGCAGATGCAGGAGCGTTTGACAATGACCTCCGATCTGCAGCGAGGGCAGATACCCGAGGGCAAGTCCTCCGCGCTTCGAACGGTAGGCGGCATGCAGGCAGTGTTAGCACAAGGGGAGGCTAGACCAGAGCGCATTTTGCGGCGGTTCTTCAAAGGTCTGTCTCAACTCTATACGCAGACCCATGAGATGAATCAGCGACTGCTACCGAAGGATAAGAAAGTTTTGATCACTAAAAACTTAGATCCATCGGAAGACCCTTACCAAACTGTGTCGGACAAATCGAGCATCCGAGGGAAATTCCAGTTCCGGTTTTCAGCTAACATCCTAAATACCAGCAAAGCAGCGATGCAGCAGGCACTGCAGAGCATTATGAATGTAGCAATATCGCAGCTATCGCTACAAATGGGGCTGATTGATCAGGAGGGTATTTACCGGCTAATGCGCGACTTTGTCAAAGCATGGGGCCAAGACCCGAATGACTACTTCAAAAAGCCATCGCCAACCGCTGATTTGCAGCTCATATCTGGAGAGCAAGCACTCATCTCCATCCTCAATGGTGTGATGCCTGGCGGAATCCCCGCTAATGGCTGGATTAAACATCTCGATGAGATCAATGGTTACATCAGTCAGCCGGAGTTTGCCGCGGTAGAAAATAAACACCTGGAGTTACTACGGCAATACTTGACGATCGTCTCACAGCATGCCCAGCAAGAACAGGAGACACAGCAGCGACTAGAGGCAGCTCGCCGGTTCCAGCAGCAACAACAGATCCAGCAAGGTGGTGGACAGCAAGGTGGGCAGCAGCCAAATTTACAGCGGCAGCAGCTCAGCCCTAATGAGACTTTCCAAGCGCAGGAGGGTGGCCAGTGAACTATGACAAGCGTCAATGTGAGGAGGCTATAAAAGCCCGGGCAAAACGCCACCAGGCAAAAGTGACAAATATGGACAGTCAGATTGCGGAGTTTCTTCGGCAATCCGCTGTCCGATCGGAGCTACTGACCCGAGATGAAAACTGGGATGTCTACCTCACCCGTATTCAAGAACACGTCAATAGGTCCATGGCGACGCTAAATTCCGCCAGGCTAAAACTGGAAGATCCGACTATCTGGAGTACCGAAGAGCTTTACCGTATAAAATCCGTGGCCATAGAAGCGAAAGCTATGATAAATGCGTTCAACATAGCAATAAGCATCCCCGGAGAGATCATAAAAGAGCGTAAAAAATTGACTGACGACTTAAAATAGTGTATGTAAATCATTGGGCGTAATGCGTGCCGCCCGCGCTGACACTGGAAAGACAGGGTAAGTCGTAGAGCTGAATCGACAACAGCAGAAGGTAAGTAAGATGGTAGACGAGGTTGAAGGTTTAACCGAAGAGCAAGTAAAAGCGGCAAGAGATGGGTATATCCCACTTGATAGGCTGAACGAAGCGACTGGCAAGCTGCGCGATGAGAATTCTCAAATGAGAGAAACACTCGCCAGCCTGGAAGCAACAGTTCAAGCACTAAAAACAGCGCCGCAGCAGAGCCAACAGGCTCAGGAACCGCAGCAAAAAAGAGAGTACTCCCGTGCAGAATTACGGCAGTTTGTCGAATCAGGGGAGATCTCGCAGCAGCAAGCTGATGATTACTGGGACATGCAACAAGAGGCAAAATTTGATCGGAAACTAAAAGCGGAAATTAGCAAGGTCCAAAAAGAGTCGTCAGAGCAGGCGTCACTTGGGGATTTGCGCAGTACGATAAGCAAATTCTCCGAGATTATTCCGGAATTGACAGAGAACGGCTCCGAGGATCGCGAGAAGGTTCGCAAAGAGTTTCAACGGTTGACACGCGTTACCGGCGTGCCAAAACCCGAGTCAAGGCAAGACTTCGAGCTGCAGGTGATAGCGCTTGAAAACGTATACGGATCACCAGAGGACGCTCGAAAACGGAGGCAACAGCAGAGTAAGCCATCTGATGACAATCTGATGGAAGAAACGCCCAGCCATGAGGAAATGCCGAAATCGGCATCTAATTCGAAGGTGCTTAAGTCGCTAAATGCGCGACAAAAAGCACACTATCAGAAGCAGATCTCGAACGGCGTTTATAAAGACTGGAAAGCTGTTGAAGCCGAATTGACTTGGCGCGACAAACAAAAGTGACAGTTCAGTTTAGCCGCTGAGCTGTCGTAGTAACAATAGCTTAGAGGTTAAACGTATGGACTTCGCATTTGCTTTTTCTGGAGGCTCTCCGGTCTCCAAGAAGTTTCAAATCGGGGAGACAATGGCCAATGCTGGAGTGCCGGTGGTTATCGGTGGCGCCGGCAATGAGGGCCTTGCTCTCGCCACAACTACCGCTGCGGCTGACTTGGTTGGTGTGACTGAGAATGCCGCGACACTTCTCACTGCTCAACAAACAGGCAATGTAGACCCAGCTGCTTATGTCAGCGTCATTGTCAACCCGGATGCCGTCTATAAAGCCCGGTTGTCTGGCGGCGCTACCACAGGCACGGATCTGACAACTTACACAGTCACTACGGCGTCCACGACAGGTCTTGATGTCGTCACAGGCGATGATTTCTCGAACTTCGATGAAGGCACAATACATTGCATATCGGGGAACAATCTCGGGATTAGCCGCAAAATCACCGTCGGCGATGCAACTGACGCCTCGGTCACAGTGGCGTTCCCCTTCGATATAGCAGTCGGTGATAAATTCATCGTTGTGCCATACACCCCGGGTGAAAACCAATTCGTGCAGCTCACCTCAGACTTTTTAGAGCTGGATGCTTCGGCAGCTGTGGATACCGACAATAACAATTTCCGGGTGCTTGATCTGATACTGAACGGTGTATCGGATAGCTACGCGTTAATTGTTCCTTTTGACCATTTATTCGCCGCTGGCGGAAGTATATAAGGGGGCTTTATGGCTGTTCCACACAGAAGTACGGCATTCTCGGATCTTTTAGATCCGCGGTTTGAGAAAATCTTCTACGAGACCTATCAAGATCTCCCAGATATGCTAATGACACTATACGAGTTTCCGCCGGATAATGGGCGCGACAGTATGATGTGGTCTCAAGTTGGCACCCTGGGCGACTGGGATGAGTTCGAAGGCTCCGTTAACTATGACTCTCAAAGTCAGGGTTACGATGTTCTCGCGACACATGTTGAGTTTGCTTCCGGCATCCAGGTAGAGCGAAAACTGTTCGATGATGATCAGTACAACATCATGGACCAGAAGCCGAAGGCGTTGGCACGGGCAGCATTTCGCACCCGGCAAAAGCACGGCGCAAGAATTTTCAACAACGCGTTCTCTAACGACACTTTGTTCTATAGTAACTCGGAGGGCGTCCCGCTCTGCAGTAATTCCCACACTACCGAGTCTGGCGCCAGTACCTCCACCGGGTTCGATAACCTCGGAACGGCCAGCTTAACCGCTACGGCTGTGGCCGCCGGGCGAATAGCCATGGTTGATTTCCGAGGTGATCGCGCAGAGCGGATCTCTGTAATTCCTGATGAGTTGTGGTATCCCCCCAATCTCTATGAGCAAGCGTATGAGATTATCAACGCCTCAGGCAAAGTGGATACCGACCAGAATAACCCTAATGTCCATATGGGCAAATACAAGGGTTACGAATGGAACTATATGACCGATGTAAATAATTGGTTCATGTGCGATGGTTCTATGCGTCGGGAGCATCTACACTGGGTGGATCGTATCCCAATGGAATTTGCTATGGCTGAAGAGCTTGATACCATCGTTGCCAAATGGCGCGGCTACATGCGCTACTCAATGGCGTACAGCGATTGGCGCTGGATTCGCGGTAACCAGGTATCTTAAGGGGTGATTTATGGGTTATTCAGCGTACCATCGAACCCCTTGGGGGTTTGTACCAAATAGCTCCGGGCGCGTGTTTTACGTCGCGCCTGCGAACAGCTACACCGCCGATGGGGAATCGTATGATTCCTCAGATAACAATGATGGTCTCTCGCCCGCCCGGGCGCTACGCACAGTTGATAGAGCATGGAACCTGGTTGACAGTACAGGCACAGTCGGCGACACCATTGCGCTGCTGCCAGGGGCGCATACGGTGCAAACTTCATCAGTTGCTGCGGATGTCCCCGGGGTAACGATGACCGGAATACCTAGCGGGCGAGGCAATCCGCTCATTCCGCGCACTACGATCACGACGGACATCACTGGCGACGAGATTATGAACGTCACTGCGGCAAACATCGAGATTGCCCATCTGGGCATTATCCCGATTACAGCCTCGGACGCGATTGATCTTACAGCGGCAGCCGATGGGTTTCACCTGCATCACTGCAAATTTGACCTGGCAACGCCTGCGGTCAGCACCAGCACCATCGGTATCACACTCGCCGCCGCCAACAATATCCTGTTGGAGGATTTCTTTGTTGAGTGTGATGGGGCGCAGGGCAATGCAGTGGTGGCAACCGGGGCCTTAGACTCGACAATCCAAAATTTCAGGATACTGCAGTCTGCGGGAACCTGGGCGTCCGCTATTTTATGCGGTGCAGCGACAAATAGGCTGCACATTGACCGAGGCTTTTTCCTGCCGTCCAACGCGACACTGACAGCCGGCGTGAACGGTACCGGTGCGACGATCGCCTCGGGCGTTTTGGTCACCAATTGTATGTTTGCGGATAGTGTCACAGTGGCGGTTGACAATTTCGACGCGGGTGAGTGTGAGATCGCGGAGAACTACCAGCTTGGCGTCGGCGCTACAGATGGCGGTGTACTCATCACAGCGATTACTTAAGGTGCCGTATGAAGCTGCAAATCACCATCGAGGTTTCTGAGTGCTCTGCTAATCAGACCTCGCGAATAGAGGAGTTTGCCAAGGAGTTCGCCGCGACATTGTCGCAGCGGATCTCCATAGGCGGCGCGACAGTAAAATCATTAGAGGAGATTCCCGCCGATGGAATATCCAAACCCAAATCGAAAGCGACCAAACCACAGCGGTCACAAAGAGAACAAAAAAGGTCATATGGGGGGAACGTTTAGCGAGAAGTGCCCTTATTGGCCCAAAGTGCCAGGTAAAACTGGCCCGAACCGCTCCAATGGCGTCACGAAAGCCAAAATCTATCCTAAATCGGAGGGTATTTAATGTCAGGTCAATTGCTACGCCCCAACCAGATTGCTGAGTATGAGCATACTGAGAAGTCGTTAGAGCGAAAGCTCAAGAACAAATACATCGAGGATAAAGCGGCTGTCCGAGGGCAGTTGCGGCGCCTTCGAAGTAATTTGGAGAAACAGCGACCTATCGAGCCTATCGGTGAGGAAAAGGATGCGATGGTAAAAGAAACCGACACGCTCCTCGAAGAAATTAAGATAGGCATGCCGTCGCAAGAAGAGATGCGAAAATGCCCTCCTGGTGCAATCGATAAGCATCGAATTTGGGAGCGGCGCAATAAGGCCAAAATTCAGCAATGGAAGAATAACCAGCTTCGCCTTAACGCTGGCTCCGATGCAGTAGACATTGCAAATCTTGAAGTGCATCGCCCTACAAAAAACTCGCTCAATATGGATAACGCCTTCATTAAAGGAGAAGACTATCATCTGCCGGAAAAAATTGGTTATTGCATGCCATTTTCGGACGACGATATTCGACTTCTTCGCGCCCGAGCGCCACAGGATATATGGTCAAAACTTCCTACAATGACGGCGGAACAACGCACAATTACCCGGCAGATATATATCACTACCTGGGATGAGCCAGAGGCTCAGGTAGAAGTAGTGAAGCCAGAGGTTCCGGAAGTATCAGCAGTGGAGACACCGGAGGATATGCAGGCGCTGGACTTAGAAGATGAGGAGGACGAGGATATAGAAATGTTGGCAGACCCAGATGAAGAGAAGGAGATGTCAACGACCGAAGCGCTAACGGAGTCACTATCGGATATATCAGGACTGTGGGATGAGGAAGAGCCGGCTCCTCCGACGAATGCGAATCGCGGTAACCGCAGAGGCAAAAAATGACATTCCCGTTTATATTCGAGTCAAATTTTGAGTCAGGCGATGTATCCGAATGGGATAGTGAGACCGACACTGGCAGCCAATTAGATGTAGTTCATTACACAGAGTTAGCTCGCTATCCATGGCACACAGCTGTGCCATATCACGGGGCTTATTGCTTGCGAGCTACTCTTGCGGGGGGTACTGCCGATGCTTTTGTGACTGAGGGTGATATAGATATTGCTCTTTCTACAAATAGATTTTTGGTATTCGCCATATGGCTAGACCCTAATTTTACCGCAACGGCGGACGATACGATAAATATTCTTGAGCTGCAAAGTACTGGCCCGGTTGTCGAAGTTACTTTTGGGCTGCGCATCGTAGCCGCTACAGGGGTCATTAATTTCGGCATTGGAGAGACAGCTCCGACCAGCTTCGGTTCAGAGGCGATTGAGAGAGGTGTTTGGCACTTTGTAGAGCTTGATATTACTTTAGATAGTGGCGCTGGAGACGATGGAACGATAGATCTCTACGTGACACGGGAAGATGATCCTACAGCTACTGCAGTGCATGCCACGCAAGTTGCAACACTGGATCAGGCAGCTGTAATCCAAGGTGTGCTCGGTGTTCAAGGTCAGTTGGCAACAACACTCGGAACCATTCTATTTGATCATGTTCGGTTTGATGATACACGACTTAATTCAGTGAGCGATAGGTTTGCTACATCTCAAGTTATAACAAAAACAACGCATGTATGGGTAGGTCCCGGCCATATCGACCATATTTCGCTCTCATCTGGCGCAGGAAACGATAATGTCGTGACGCTATATGACACAGATTCTGCGAGATGCTGCAGAAATAATTATGTCTCTAAATTGAGCAACACGTCCAATAATGAGACTGTGGCTCAGGACTTCTCCGCTCACTTTACGCGCGGTTGCTACGCAATTTTGGAAGGTACAAGTCCGCAAGTTGTTGTTAAGTTCTCCAGAACTCCTGCATATGGCAGCCCAGGAGCGATTAAAAGCTTCGCAAGAAAATTGCAAGGTAACGTATGAGTAGCACCTCGCAGTACACAGACTTCAGCGACCTCTACACAGGCTTAATAGAGTCGACACGTAGCGATTCAAACACGACCGCCACAGTCACTCAAGCAAAGCGGTATATCAATGTTGCGTTACATGACATGCACCTAGGGTTCGACTATAAGTTCTTGTGGGCGGAGCGCGATGCTGTGCTGGTCACGCAGCCTGATTACTCTACCGGAACAGTCACCATCACTCAAGGGTCGACAACGCTGACAGGAACAGGAACGGCGTGGAACACAAACAATAATTTCAGTGTTCCCAACATGCGTGTGGGCGGCAAGATCCGCATCAACTCAGGTCAGGAGGTTTATGAGATAACCGCTGTCGGCAGTGATACTGCGGCAACAATTGGTCACAAATTCACTCAGGACGACGTCTCGGGTGTGTCGTATATCTATTTTGAGGATGAATACGCGTTGGCGTCGGATTTTCTGCGCCCGGTAGACCAGCAACTGTTCTCCACGAATACGCCGATTGACCTCATAGATAGAAACTATTTTCGGCGGCGGTTTGTGCGTAACTTTATTACAGGTAAGCCCACTCTCGCATGCATCCTGGACAAACCATTTAACGGTGATACCTCACCGGTGCGGAAAATTAAGTTTCACAAACCGCCGGACAAGGCTTACTCAATCCCGTACTCCTACATCACGGAAAATCTCGTCGTGCAGGCCGATGGGACAGCTGCCAGCACTTTATCCAACGACACCGACGAGCCTATCGTCCCGGTGCGGTATCGCCACGCGATTTTGTTCTGGGCGTTGTATCACTGGTATCGAGACAAGCGCGACGATGACCGATCCCAGGAGGTAAAGGCGGAATACACTGACATCATGAATCGCACAGCGAGTGATGTGGATAAAGGCTCTCGCCGGATGCGGCTGCGCCCAGGGCTATCAGCATATAGATCCAAAGCGCGCTACCCATACCGCGGTATGCGCAGCCGGCGATATAGCGTCAACAACCAATTTGATAGGTTCGAAAATTAATGACTTCAAGGTCTAGGTTTGTTCGACACATCTTTGACGGCGGCTGGGCCACTGATTTTGGTCCGACCTCAGAGGCTGCGGTAGACGAGATTGGACGTGTTCGCGTCCCTTTTTTGCTGAACGCGGAGAATGTCGAGTATGACCTTGACGGTGGTCCGAAGAAGATTGGTGGGACATCCAAAATCAACTCTACCACACTGGAGTCTGGTGCGGAGATTCGCGGGCTTTTTGACTACTGGCGCCAGGGTATCGCAGGATCACCGACCCAGAAGCGCATAGTGCATGTAGGAACGAAGGTTTATCAGGACGACGCCGACGGAAGTTTCACTGAGCTTTTTTCCGGTCTTGACGCCACTTCGATACCTTCGTACGAAGTTTTTGACGACATATTGATTATCTCATCGACTGGATCTGATGTGCCGATGTCATGGGATCAAACCACAGCGCAAAATCTTGCTGGATCACCGCCGAACTTCTCGTTCTGCGCAACACATAAAAACCGTGCTTGGGCTGCGGGTGTAGTGACCAACCCGTCGACACTGTATTACTCTGTGGAGTTCGACCCAGAGGACTGGATAGGATCAGGGTCTGGAAGCATTCAGATTAACCCTGGTGACGGAGATGCAATAACGGCGATCGCATCGTTTAAGGATGAGTTATGGGTGTTTAAGGGCCCCTATAAAGGATCCATCCATCGTATTACAGGTTCATCGCCTACGGGTGGTGACGCTTTTGCGCGAAAAGAGTTCCTCACACGAGGGCTTGGTGCCGTATCTCACAATCTCATCTTCCAATTTAAGGATGATCTTGGATTTGTCTGGTCAGATGCGTCGTTCCACACACTGAAAACCGTCGATCAGTTCGGCGACTATAACGAGGTGGCGCTATCCAGACCGATCGCTACCTGGCTGCGCGAGCACGTAAATTTTGATGTGCTCAAAAAAGGCTGGGCAGCGACACTGGAGTATAAAGGCATCGTTTACTTTTCTATCCCGGTTGATAGCTCGGAGACGAACAACGCCCTTTTAATGATGGATTATCGCTTCGACCCTGTCCGATGGGCATACTGGCCAGCTTTTACTTGTGGTGCGTTGGCTGCGGTCATCGACCCAACAAACAATGATCTGAAATCACTTATGGGTGGTTTTGATGATGGTTTTGTGCGGCAGCTCAATAAGCCAGATTATAGCATTGACGGGTCAACTGCAATTACAGCGCTTGTGACGACACCGGCAATGCACTACGACGACCCTGCTATTTATAAGCATCTATCAGCTATAAGTGTTGGTATTCTTCCAAAAGGCGCTTACACGATGACATTCAGATGGCGTCGAGATGATGAGGCGCAGCAATCTGTATCCATCGACCAAGGTGGAGGCGATGTCCTGGCGCCGGCAAGTTCTAATCAATTCACTTTAGGCACATCCCAGCTTGCAGGTGCGATGTTTGTCGATCGATTCCGTGAGTTGGAAGATGGAGGAGAATTTCGCTCTATCCAGTACGAGATGACGAACGCCGGGGTTAATGAGGGTATGGAGTTACATTCATTCTCTGCTCGCATTAGATTAAGCGCAGAGTCATTTGAGAATTAAGTTATGGCAGTTACTCCTTTTAAGACATTTTCTGCGGGCGAGATTCTAACTGCTTCGGATCTCAACTCCTCGTTTGCACAGGTCTTTGATAACGGCGAAGACTTAGGGTGGCCGGCATCGCAAGCAAAAGACTTCAATGGCGTCGAACTCATTCTCGACGCTGATGGAGATACATCTATAACATCGGATACAGATGACCAAATAGATTTCAAATTTGCAGGCACAGATAGGGTTGTTCTAAAAGCAGGTGCCACAGATAGCATACTTGATATTGTAGCAACAGCAACGACAACTGGACGTGCCATTGATGTTGGAGATGCTAATGCATTAACTACAGGCTCTATTTTTAATTTTGTATCTAACTCTGCGGACACTAGTACAAGAAGACTAGGTTTTATACACAATAATAATTCCGCTGCTGTTAATGCAACAGTGCTAACACTGCAGCAAGATGCTACAGAGAGGGTATTGTTTTTAGCTCAGAATGCAGACGGAGTTACTCTTGAGATTGACACCGAAAGCACTACAGCTAACCCTGTTATTATAAATGCGGACCCCACAACTACAGGGAAAGTCATTGATGTCAGCGCCGACGGGCTGACTACAGGCTCTATCTTTAATTTTGTATCTAACTCTGCGGACACCGGGACTCGAAACCTCGGGTTTCTCCATAACGACAATGCGGCCGCAGTCAATGCAACAGTGCTAACACTGCAGCAAGATGCCGCAGAGCGGGTATTATTTTTAGCTCAGAATGCAGACGGAGTTACTCTTGAGATTGACACCGAAAGCACTACAGCTAACCCTGTCTCTATAAATGCTGACCCTACAACTACAGGGAAAGTCATTGATGTCAGCGCAGATGGGCTAACTACAGGCTCTATCTTTAATTTTGTATCTAACTCTGCGGACACCGGGACTCGAAACCTTGGATTTCTTCATAACGACAATACGTTAGCAACCGGGGCTACTGTCCTCACTTTACAGCAAGATGCAGCGCAACGCGCATTGTTTATTGACCAGAATGGTAACGACACATCGGTTGAGATAGATTCTGCCAATACAACGTCGGATGTAGTATCTATAGCAGCCGATTCAATGACTATCGGTCGAGCGATACTTGTAAGCGCAGATGGATTGACTGCCGGCGGAATGATGCTTCTTGAGTCTAACTCAAGCAGTTCTAGCAGTCGTAATTTAGCTGTAATAAATAATGTAAATGCAAGTGCAACAGGAGCTAATGTACTGTATCTATCTCAAGCAGCAAACGCCGGAACATTAGATATAGACTCATCTTCTACGACAACAAATGTTGCAACTATTGATGCAGACTCACTCACAAGTGGAGCAGCTCTCGCAATAAGTTCAAATTCTTCTAGCGCTTCGGGCCGCGATTTAGTATCAGTTCTTAACGATAACACAGCAGCGTCAGGCACAATTGGCATAAGATTAACAGACGATTCATCAGGAGGCATCTCACTTCTCGGCAACAACACTAATGCAAGCTTTGCTTCACGAATAGCGGATATACGAACGACTCGAACGGCGTCATCCTCGTTTGATTTTATTACTTGCCTATCAAACTCTGGTGGAGACGCGGAGTTCCGATTCAGAGGTGACGGAGAAGGTTTGTGTGACGGATCGTTCACTGGCGGCGGCGCTGACTACGCAGAGTATTTTGAGTGGGTAGATGGAAATCCGAACGACGAGGATCGACGTGGAATTAGCGTGGAACTTGTAGGGCATAAAATACAGCCAGCAACAGCACCGGAGAAAGTATTTGGTGTTATATCCGCGCGGCCGACTGTGGTCGGAGACTCCGCATGGAATAAATGGTACGGAAAGTATCTTTTAGATGATTTTGGAAGTTATATATTGGAGGATTATGAAGTTTGGAGCTGGGAGGAAACAAGTGAGGAAGGACGCATTGAGGGGATGGTTTTTGCTGCAGATGAGATACCAGAAGATATAAAAGTCCCTGAAAATAAAAAAGTGACTGTTCAGCAAAGACGCAAGTTAAATCCTGAGTTTGACCCTGATGTGGCGTATATTCCGAGAGATAAGCGTAAAGAATGGGCTTGCGTCGGATGGTTTGGAAAACTACGAGTTCGAAAAGGACAGATGACATATCCTGGATGGTCAAAAATGCGGGATATTTCGAATTATGTTGAAGAGTGGGCGACTACAGTTACCAGAACGAATCAATAGAGGGTATAACATGTTCACACAAGAGCAACTAGCTATCATACGTCAATGTGTCGAAGAGGCGCCGATCAAAGGTACCTCGGCGCGGTTTATAGCCCCGATTTTATATAAGCTTGATGGGGCAATCGAAAGGGGAAAAAGACCTGAGAAAGTCGCTGACATAAGTCAAACTGAGAAAACTAAAAAAGTTAACGAGTAAAGGCCATGCCTCAGAATTCATCGGATCCGTTTGCGCCTGTATACGGCCAGGATTATGACCCGCGGTATCAAGCACCGGTAGCGCCTCCACCTGCGCCATATGAGAATCTACCTCCTGACCTTCAAGAGTTTTTCTCACAAGGGCCGTATGATAACCAGTCGTTCGCCTTTTCGCAGACAGGACCTGCTCAGTTCACGCCGAATCAGCTATACCTGCAAGGTCTTGCAACCTCTCAGGGAGCAAATCAGTTAAGCCGGCGTTTTGATGCGGAGAAATACCAGCGGGCGCTGCGAGGACAGCTTTCTACACCATATGATCAAATATCGAGTGCCGGTCAGCAAGCGCAAAGTGAGCGCAGCGCAGCTTTAAACCGTCAATCGCAGCTTGACCAGCTTTTTGCCGATGAAATGGAGCGACTGCAGACCGGGCCAAACGCTACGCCGGAGCAAAAAGCACTTATAGGTCAGATCGCTGAAGGTCGCATTGAGTCCGGCAAGTCTGACATTCAGGCAGCGCTGCAAGAGAGTCTAGGATTGCTTCGCAGTGAGCTGGCACCTTCTCGCGGGTTTCGCCCAGAGGACACCCCCATACAAGATAGGGGGCAGGTATTGGCCCGGGAGAGTTTGCGGCTGACAGAAGATCTTATAAGCCAGGCACGGCAAGATCAGGCACAGCAGCTCTTGGAGTACCCCTTGGCCGAAAGCCAACTGCGCGGACAGCAGTTCAAATCAATATCGGACATCGGCACACAGCAAAGTCAGTTTGGTCGGGGCCTTGGATTATCGCTATCACAATTCCAAGATCAGCTACGTACCAATGATCTTTCGCGCCGGCTGGCAGTCGGTGAGCAGGGTCTGCAGTTGGCATCCCTCGGACCAACGAACATCGGACAATTCACACCGCCGGGTGCATCGTCCTATTCGGTTTCAGGATCGAAGGGTGAAAATCCAGACTCCAGGGGCGGTTCAAGCAGCGGGCAGTTTGCTCAGGGTATCGGCTCAGCTATTGGCGCAGCTATCATTGCCTCGTCGCGTAAGATCAAGGAGAACAAAACGAAGGTCGACTATAGCGCTGTGCTGGAGAAGCTTAAATCGCTGGACATTGAGCGATGGAATTACACGTTTGACCCTGAGCAAAGTCATATCGGCCCTTATGCGGAGGACTTCAATCAGCTGTTTGAGGTGGGTGTTGACGATAGAATTAGTGTGGTGGATCAGGGTGGCGTTACTTTCGCCGCCATTAAGGCACTATTGAAGCGCGTCGAAGAGCTGGAGGCAAAAGTCAATGTCTGATATAGGGCTTGGATTTTTGACGGGAATTCTGGGCGGGCTGACCTCCGGCGCGGGGCGCAGCAAGCCAGGTGATGTGACAGCCGGTAACCTTGGATTTACATCACAGCTGCCGGAGCAGAAGATAACGCAGCCAGATGTACAGCAGCCGGAGGCGCCGGAGGCCGAAACGCCCCCTGCTCCGCCACTCGATGTCAAAGTACCTGCTACTGGCCAAAGACCTCAGCTATCAACACTGGAGAAGCCATTCAGTGAGTTCACCCCAGGCGACTACATTAAATTCGCCCTTGGATCTGGGCTGATGGCGATGGGTGGTCAATCCGCAGTTGCACTCAAACAACGCACCATGGCAGCCAAAGCGCAGCATAACCAAGAGGTGTCCGATTTTATGGTGCGCGGGCTAAATGCTGTCAAAGACATCAAAGACCCTGAACGCCGCGAGAAGGCAGGGCGCGCCATTGCGGCCAGGATCGCCAAGATAGGCGGGCTCCAAGCGGCGCAATCCTTCAACGACATCTTTCAGGAGCCGGCAGTGCAGGGGGTTATCTTTAGCCCTGAGACAATCCAGGAGTTTGGATCAGTCAAGCGAGCCATGGCCGCGCGCAACAACGATCCAAAAGCGTTTCGATCTCGCGCTATTACAGCAAACATAGGCACGATCGAGTCAGAGTTGTTGAAGCTGCGAGAGACAAACCCGAATGTCGCTAAAATGGACTCAAATGAAAACGGTGTAATTACGTCGGCGGAGGCACGAAACTGGGTGCGCCAACGCGTCAAGAACGGTGACACAGATCTGACACTTGAGCATATGAACGTCATCCAGATGCCAGAATTTGAGCCATTCCTGGCGGACATCTTCGATGCGCGCACGACCAAGGCCACAGCCGGGGCGCAAGAAAAAGACATGAAGCGTGCCATCAATCGCGAGGGCAAGCTTGTGTTCGTCACCGAAGAGCAGCTGCGCCGCGACAAATCGCTGACACCGGAGGCGAAAAAGCCATTAGTACAGTTTGGTACCGACAAAAAATCAGAAGCACTTTTCGACTCGCTCGTCAAACGTCGTGACGATCTTCGCCAGCAGGCCAGTGTAGCTATGGATCAAATTGACGTGGCCAGGAAGATGCGGGAGACGGCGCAGCGGATCCAAACCGGTGTAGGAACTGAGACAATATCGGACTTGAAGTCAGGGGCTGCCACACTGGCGCGCCTGGCTGGTGCCGATAGCTTGGCATCGAAGATCGACGACCCTAACTTGACCGATGCAGAGACACTGCGGGCGTTGAATACACAGGCGGCGTCGGCATTTCTGTCCTCGGAGAAAGGCGGGCAGATCTCCAATGCTGAGCGGCAGATGGCCAAGCGCACCGTCCCCGGTCTTACCACCACACAGGCCGGCAACATCGCACTATCTCATTTGATGGAGGGTAAAGCCACCGCGCAGGTTGAGGAGGCGGCGTTTATTGATGCTGTCACAGAGCAGGTGGCTTTAGGTAGAAGAGCGTCGGACACCGGAGCACAGAAAGCATTTCACGACTATGTGAACGACATACCTCGCACAACCGGTGAGGGTGCGACTATCCGCCATGTTGATGATGGTCAATCGCTGTGGCGGTACTATCTTGATGGAAGACCTAAAAAATGGATATTCCCGGGGGGTGAGTTCACACTCGACCAGGTTAAAGAACAAGCGAAGAAGCTTGGTATCCCTCTACGCCAATTTTTGGGGGCGGCTGATCGTAAGGGCTCTATTCAAGGGGTCAGGCACTAATGGCAGATTTAGATGCGTTCGGATTGTCCGAGGATGATTTTAAGCCCATCCAAGCTCAAGAAGCACAGGATGATTTGAGCGCGTTCGGGCTGACCGAGGAGGATTTTGCACCCGCGCAGGAGCCGCAGCCCTCGCCCACAGCGCAGGCACTTCCTGCTATGCCAGGCAATGCCGACACTCTGGACTTCCCATCGCGCGCGTTGACCGGCCCAGAGACGGAGATGTTAAAGCGCGGCTCCGCGATGCCGAAAGAGAAGTCATCTATGCTGGGCGAAGCTTACGGCCAAGTAGTGGATATGGCAGCGGCGTTTAACCGCGGCATCGTCGGCATGGCGGACATGCCTGTCAATCTGTTCAATATTGGCTCCTCGCTGGTGGGCTCCGATGTGCGCGCCGCTGGGCTCAGCGATATTCCGCTCGTCCAGCAGGCTACCCGGGGCGGTATGGGGCCAGAAGGCGTTATTCCCGAGGGCTTAGAACTTGCCACAGAGTTCTTCTCTGGTGGCGGTGCTACGCAAGGTGTAGCGAAACTCGCGGCGAAAGGGCTGCAGGGTGCCCAGGTTGGTACCCGCGCAGAGGCGCTCAAACGTGGTGCAGAGCAGGTGGCCAAGGTCCAGCTGGCCGTGGATGCAAAGGCCGCTGTTGGTGGGGGAATGGCATCATCTGCTGTAAATCACAGCGAGATTCTCTCCGATTCGACCCTGGCCCAGATCCTCGCGCCTATTCTTGGCGGGACCTTAGCAGTGGCGCCCGTGGCATCACTAAAGGCCGTTGGCCAAAAAGTTATCCCTGGCAAGCAAAAACAGACCCGGGCCGGGCAGGTCGTTGTTGCCGCTGCGGATGATCCAGATGAAGCTGTTCGGCAGTTGGCCCAGCGTCAAATCGTTGACACCGGTGCGGCGGCGCAGACAGGCGATGTCGGTGTGATGACCCTGGCCAGGTCGCTGGCGCGGGAAAACCCGGTGTTCGAAGGCCAGCTAAATGACCAGATGGTGATGTCTCAACGCGCCATTCAGCAAGAGCTGGACAGCCTGTTTACACCGGATGGACGCCCGGCGAGTCCCACCGCTGCACAGGACTTTATCAAGCAAAATAGCGACGAGCTCATCAAGCAGCTCGATGATCGCGCCAATGCGGCGCTGGAGTCAGTACAGAACATCGCCATGCTGGGGCGAGGCCAGATCAATGACATTGCCCTCAGCCGCCAGGCAAAGGTGCAGATTGAGAAAGCGATGCGGGATGTGGCCGTGCAGCGCGACGCCTTGTGGAACTTAGTAGGCAAGGAAGTCCCAGTGGATACCACACCACTGCGTACGGAGGCGCGGAAAATCGTCGAGGAAGCCCGTAAAGCAACAGAGCTGCGCGGCGCCAGGCGCACGCTGGAGCTGATCATAGGCAACAAAATAAAGCGCAGTACGACCGGCTGGGAGATTACAGCCGACCCGGTGCAAGGGGCGTATGGTCAAACAGAGCCTATCGGTGAACTCATCGCCCAGCGGTCTAATTTATTGGCGGAGCTTCGCGCGGAGAGCAAGGATGCGATGAGTACCAAACTGGCGCCGCTATTTAACCGGTTACAAGGCGCTGTCATTGACTCCATCGATAATAACCAGGTACCGCCGACTTTCGATGCCCTCGCCTATCGCACCGCGGCGGACTTCACTCGGAGGATGCATGAAGTCTTTGATCAGGGTTTAGTTGGAAGGGTACTCACAAGTAACACAAAGGCCGGGGAAGCGGTGCTGTCGGAAAAGACTCTATCTACTTTGCTGGCGGGAGGCCGCGAGGCTCAGGCCGCCGGTGCCCGGGAGATAACCAACATAGGCATGATGAGTGGTCAGGTAGGCGGTCAGTCTGCAGGTCAATCATCGTTGCTTCGCAGCGCACAAGAGTATATCGCGTCGAAATTCCAGCGCACCGTGAAGAATCCGGAGGATGCCGCCAACTTCATGCTGGAGAACGAAGAGGCTATCCGGCGGTTTCCTCAGCTGCGCAAAACGCTCACTGAGGCGATGAACGCCATCGGCATCCAGTCAGGAAAGATTGAGAACCTCCAGGCCGGTAAGGCAGCAATTGAACGCTCCGCGTTTACGAAAATGGCCGGCATGAATGGACAGAAGGCCGTATCAACCATTCTAAAGCAGCGAGATCCTGCGCAGTTTGCCAAGCAAGTCCGCCGGCTTGTAAGTCGTGATCGAGACGCCCTTCGAGGCATACAGCGCGACATCGCCGATATGGTACTGACTCGCTCACTGGTAGGCGTCAACTCTATACCCCAGCTTACCGAAGAAATATCCAAACGTGCGCTTAACCGGGTAATCACACAGATGGATCCGGTCATAAAGGCATTTTATACCCCTGAGATGCGCGGGAATTTAGCACTCATTCAAAAAGAAGTCGCGAACCTCGCGGCTCTGCAGTCGCGCACCCCAAGGCCGGTGAAGATCCCGCGCAGTATGATAGGGGACTTGTCCGCTCGGATGCTTGGCGCCCACTTCGGCACGGCGGTAGCTACCGGGGGCGGGGCGGGTACATCGCTCCTAGCGGCACGAGCTGGATCTGAGGCTGGTCGACAACTCATTTTCGCCATCCCCGAGTCTGCAACCAAAGCGACACTTGAAGCTGCCATGCTGGACAGGCAACTGCTGACAAAACTACTTAAACGAGGAGTGCAGGCAGGCGCTGAATCCCAGCAGCTGCGCGACGCACTCCTCTCGGTGATCCGCCAGAATGTCGGACAGCAAGCCGCTCAGGAATTTGATGAAAATGTGAAAACTTTAGAACTGGAGGGTAGCGATGGCGGCGGCAGATAACGTTGAATCTATATTACTTAGGAAGTTGGAAATCAAAGTGGGTAAACTGGACGAATCACTCATTAAAATGTCGGATGGATTAACAGAATTTATGCGCGTACAGGCGGCGCATGAAGAGCGAATGGTCAGTATACTGGATCAAGTCAAAGATCAGCGCTTGGAGGTCAGCAAGCTGCGAGACCTTGTACTGCCAATATCGGCGCGTATCGCCACAAATAAAACAATGATGTGGACAATTATAAAGCTTCTCATCGTCATACTAACCTCCGGTGCTGCAGGAGGTGTAGTAACTAAGATTCTCGGTATTTAGCGCCTGCGTTTCATGCTACGCTTGG